GTCGAGGTGACGCATGGTAACACGTATAGCGAGTCCGAGTTGGACGCGCTCTGTGTCAAAGTGGTCGCAGGTCTGACAATGGGTTTTTACCCTTACGCAGTCCTGATCCAGCGCGACGGCCAGTTTTAAATAGACTGAACCTACTCACGCTTCATGAAAACTGATAGTATAAACTACCGGGCCCGCCTTTTTGAGGTCGAGGTCATGACACTTAAAAACTTTTGTAAGGCGAACCCTACAAAAGTGACACAGCAGATCCTTGAGCTTATTCAGCAAAAGGACTGGAACGGTCTCTTAAAGATGAAGGTTAACCCCTCGTCCTACGAGGCCAACGAAGTCGATCTCTTCCGAGTCGATTATCAGGCCAGTTCTATGTTGTCTAAAAGCTTTAACCTTCCGTTGTCGGTTGACAAGCGCCAAGCTGCGCTTATTAAGTTTGAAGCGGCTGAACAGCAATGTGACGCCACGAACTTCCGGCTCCTCTCTTGGGGACATGATCCTAAGGACGCTCCCTGGTTGATTGATGTTGTTGCGAAAGCTCAACATATCATCAGGCAAGTCCTAGGACCCCTCGACGAGGAAGCCTTAACGTACGTGGATACTCATTGTAGGTTTGGCCCCGGTGCCACTGGTACCATCAAACGGAGAACCACTCAGGGTCGAAAGTATGATAACCCTCGACCTTCTGCTAGCCCTCGGCTAGCAGCATTCATGAAAGACGCAACGCCTGCCTTATGGGCAGATAGACTTACGAAAGTCGAATGTTGTTCTTTCATTGGTATCACAACTGTTGCCAAAAACGCGAAGACGGACCGGACCATCGGCATTGAACCCGACTTGAACATTTATGTTCAGCTAGGAATTGGTGCTTTAATCCGAAACCGTTTGACCCAATTTGGCCTCAACCTGCAGAAACAAGCTGATAGGAATGCCTACCTGGCATCTAAAGCTCACGTCCTTGGACTGAGCACTATCGACTTGAGTTCTGCTAGCGACTGCGTAAGCAGGGCGTTAGTGGAACTGTTGCTACCAGAAGAGTGGAGACACTTGCTCTGGTTGGCCCGCAGTGATTACTACGAGCTGGAAGGTAAAATACATCCTTTCAGTAAATGGTCATCAATGGGGAATGGATACACGTTCGAACTCGAAACGTTGATCTTCATGGCGCTCGCAAGAGCGTGTGGAGACAATCGTGCTGTCGCCTATGGCGATGACATAATCGTGGCTAGAGCGTGTGCCCCTCTCCTGTTGAGCACGCTGAACTTTTTGGGGTTCAGCGTGAATAGTGAAAAGACCTTTATCGACGGTCTTTTCTTCGAGAGCTGTGGATCAGACTGGTTTAACGGCGTTAATGTTCGGCCCTTCTTCCTCAAAGGAGAAATCGACCTTGACCAACCCGACACCAAAAGCCAGTATCTGGCGTGTCTATTCACTTACGCTAATCAAATTAGCGCTGTTGCTCACCGTAGTAATTGCGGCTTTGGCCGTGATTCTCGGTACTTTTCGTCTTGGCGAAGCTGCTATCAAGCTGCTCCGCCATCCGATCGAATTAGGATCCCCACCGGTTTCAATACCAGCGGCGGATTCGAGTCAGATTGGGACGAATGCAACACACTCTTATCGGCTCAGTCCTTCAGATACCTTAGATTCAGTCCCTCGCGGGGTTGGGTTAAAGGTGACTGGGGACCCTATCTCGCTTGGCAATCCAGCGCCGGAAGGCGTCGACCAACAAGTGAGCGAGTAAGGCTTCAATCTCTCCGTGAGGAGACCCTGGTTTTGGCAGACCAGGAATTGAAGACCGACAGCTATCACCGTGATGGTGAAAGCTACCGATATGAGGGCTCTTACGAAGTCCAAGTAGGCACATGTTTTGCATGGCCTAACCGAGGCCCGTGGTAATAAAGCACGGTTTTCTGGGTTAATTCCC